TTGTTCTCCACAACCAGGTCTTCGGTTGCCAGAAGTTTAGCAAGTTGCGACTTGATCTCGTGGGAAACAGTCATTGGTGTTCGTTCGTATGGACTCATAATACGACGAAACCCGTCTCTTGGACGGGTTCATGTACCGGTTCTTAAACTGTCTGAGTGCTTCCTTCCGTGCTCTCATCGCTTGTGGTTTGAGAGTCCGTTTCTTATCCTTCTTGGAATGGTGCTGCCAGTTCGGGGTTGTCATCGGTGATACCTATGAGACTTTTTTACTGAACCCTTTTACTTTATCAAATTTTATGATATTGTCAAACTTATCCATCAGTTCATCGGTCTTATGTGAAATAACAAAGACATTTGCATCATTCACAACATACTTAATGATCTTTGTGAAATATTCTGTTCCAAATCCATCCAATGAACTATCAAAGATTTCATCTAGGATCAAAAGATTGGTACTAGCAGAGTTCTTTCTTTTAGCAATCTCTCTCCAGGTAAAGAGGAGAGACAAGTCGATTCTCATCTTCTCCCCCTCACTGAATGATTCATAACTAAAATCTTCATGTATCGGGGACTTTACAGTCTCTTTGAAATCTTCGTCCAAAGAGAAGTTAATATAGAAGTCCATTAACTGAAGATACTTATTAATCTGCTGATTCATAAGAGGCAGATATCTCTTAATAATTTTGGATTTTACTCCTCCATCTTTCATTAAAGAATGTGCAAATTCGTTGTAGACGTTATTCTCTTTTTGTTGGGAGTATTTAGATTGAAGTTCCTCCAGTTCCGTAACTAATTTCTCTAATGCATGGTGCTCAGTATTTCGGTTCTCAAGTTGTTCGGTAATAGTTTGAATTTCTGATTCAATATCTCTTGTTCTGTTGTGCAGTCCTGAAATCCGAGTATTTGCTTTAGAAATTTCATGCGTTAGGTTAGTTGCCTCTTTAGAAAGAATCTTGAATTGGTTTTCTTTTTCCTCTTCAAGTCTGATTGCTTCTTCCAACTCAGTGAACCCCTGTTGAAGTTCTTTTGCTTTGGACTCTGCATCATTAATTCTATTTAATCGAAATGATTCCTCAATGTGCTGATCGCATGTGGGGCATACCGTATTTTCGGTAAAAAATTTATGTTCTTTAGTGATTGTTGTAACTTTTTGTTGAAGTTTACCACGAAGTGTTCCGAGTTTCTTAAGTTTCTTGTCAGAACCTGAAGATACTTCCATCTGGTCTTCAACATTTTTCAACTTGTCTCCATAAGATTCAATCTCCTTTACGAGATCATCTACATTACCAGCAAACTCTCTAATCTTATTCTTCTTGTCTTGGATATTCTTCTTACCAGTCTCCTCCAGGTCAGAGATAAATGACTTCTGCATATCAATCTTCTCTTCTACCAAATCCTTACGGATGGTCAGTTCACGAATACTGTCGTTTGAACTACGAATCTTTTCACGTAAGATATTACTCATGTGAGAGAAAATCTTGATGTCTAGCAAATCTTCAATAATCTCACGACGATTTGCAGTAGAGAGTTGCATGAAAGGAACGAAAGATGCACTACCCAAGATTACAATCTGGGTGAATGACTTGTAGTTCATTTTCAGAACGTTCTCTTCCAACCACTTCTGCTGGTCAGTAGCAGCAGCTGCCTTATCAAGCAATTGCCCATCTTTATAAATTTCAAAGATGTTTGGTTTGATACCACGAATAACTTTCCAATCAGTTACACCCGTAGAAAACTCAATCTCCACTACACAGTCTTTCTCGTTCACTGTATTGACTAGTTGGGGTTTGGTAATCTTACGAAATGGTTTATTGAACAGAACAAACGTTAAAGCATCTAAAACTGTTGACTTACCTGCTCCATTTGTTCCTACAATGAGACTCGTTTGTGATTCTGTCAGATTAATTTCAGTCCAGTTATTACCCGTTGAGAGTAAGTTCTTCCAGCGGATTGTCTTGAAGAGTATCATTTAGGTAGTCAGTCATATTTCTATCTTACACCATTAATATCATTCTGTCAATTCTTCTAATGTAATCCCTCTGGGTGGAACTACAAAATCGTCTGCCGTAATCACACAGTAACGATAACTATAAGCATCACACATTTTTATACACAGTTCCTCATCAACTTCTACTACTACCATCTCAGGATAGTCTTCTGCCTCCAGAAGACCAGCATATCGGGTTGCATCATCCTCTTCTTCAAATAGGTATAGTGCTTTTTCACCATCCTCATCTAGTACAGAATATGCACCTTCATCTTCTTTTCCTGATATTGTAAGTAAATACATCACTCCATTTCGCAAGCTTCCCGATATACATCTCTCATCAATTTCTTGACTATATCCTTTTGTAAATCAAAATCGGAATCATCGATATATTTATTCAAGAAACTCAAAGTGTCTTCGCATTGCTGATTATCAAAATTTACATCTTCATCATCAACTAAAAAGTTTTCAACAACTTTTAAATCAGAACATCCAGATTTTTGAATCTTATCAATAAATTTTTCAAATGAAAGTTGATCTGATTTTTTACGGACAATAATTTTTACAATTTTATCTTTTAGATCAGATGTATCGAATAATTGATATGGAGTATCATCATAATAAAACTTTTCAAAGATTCCAAATGGATTTGCAATAAACTCTAGTTCTTGAGTTTCGGTATCATAGATATGAAAACCTCTAGTATCATTCACATCATTCCAGAACATTTGATAGGTATTACCGAGATATGTAATATTACCTTTAGTAGATTTGTGATGATAGTGACCAGAGAATACTTGATCAAACTTTTTGAATCTAGTAGGGTCCTCACCATGTTCCATATTCATACCAGGAATTACCTCAAATCCGGTCAATTCTAGGTGCCCCATTACAACCTTTGCCTTTGTCTTTTTGACTAGGTTCCAAGTCTTTTCTTGATTGTCTTCACAAATCCATGGAAGTAGTAGAATCTTTTCACCACCAATCTTATATTCTTTTGGTTCCGATACCCTTACGACATTATCATAAGATTCTAGTAAACCATCGATAGCATTGATGTTAATAGTATTTTTATAATACGCATCGTGGTTACCAACGATGTTATGGACATTAATGCCAAACTCTCTAAACTTATCGTAGACATTTTCTTTTGCCCACTGGAGAGACCAGAAATCAACAGACTTACGACAATCAAATGCATCACCCAAATGAACACATTCGGTAATTTCTCTTTCCTTTAATGTGGGGAAGAATACTTCATTATAGAATTTTTTGAAGAACTCATGAAATAGTTTGGAGTTTTTCCTGGCCCCATAATGAGTATCACTTAATAATGCTACTTTAGTCATTAGTTATTTCTTTTGTCAGTTTCATGAATAAAGTTTAGACTGAATGTTTTCTTTGATAGTATTGTAATCAGAAGTGCTATAGATATCACCATCACTGGAGAACACTTCATCAAATCCTGAACGTTCCACAATCTTGGTACGAATATCCATTTGACGTTTCTCCTTCTGAATCCTTCTCAAAAATGCGTAGTGAATAATTTGAGTGAAGTATGCAAAAGGATTGCTAGACTTTGCTGGATCGAAATTCTTAATATACTGAACACAGTTTTCAATACCATCACAGATCATGTCCTCACGGAACATATAATTTACAAAGTTTGGTTTGTAAGAGAGGTGGGTAGCAATCTTCAAGAAACACTCACCAAGATAGTTCGTGATACGTGGAAGTGGTTCTCCTGCATCCTTTGCTCTTTGAACTTTTGCTCGATAAACAATAAGTGCATCTAAGAATTCTTTATTGTTTACATAATGTTCAGATTTCTTTCTTGACATTTCATGGTTCTCCTAGTGAGTTATGTTCACATTATAGCACATAATCAAGGGGCTTGACAACTCTGCAATATCCCTGTAGAATAACTCTGTTAGGGTTCATAGGGATGGCTTAGCTACTTTTATATAACTTCTCTAAGTTCACTCTTGCTTCAGCAATAGATGATAGAAACCCCATATCTTTATTTATTTTTGTTTTATTAGAGTCACGATTCTTATCCTTTAAGTACTTATTGTAGATAAAAAGGATTTGTTCATCTTTAACTTCACTAATAGTAATTACTTTATTCATATCAATAATTATCATAGAGTCATCACCTAATGATATCCATGGCTCAACTTTCATAGCATTCACTCCCATATGTTTAATCAGTATAGATTCAAATATTACAGGAGTATCTAAAATAAGTAAAGTTCTATCTCTTTCTTCGCAAGGAGTTACTTGTGCAAAAACTTCTTCACCTGATATTAATTTAATTGTTGCATAGAATTCTTCTTTCATTTATCTCTAAGATTAACTGGTACAATTTCATAATTAAATTTCTCTTGATTGTAGATTTTAATTCTTTCGACTAGATGGTTGAGTGTATAGTTCTTTTTTTGTTTATAGACTATTTCATCAGCAATATCATAAAGCACTGCTTGATTTTTATTATCCCCTTTTCTTAATACCCTACCAATGGATTGAAGATTACGTATTCTTGATTTAGATGGTGATGCAAAGATTACGTTATGGAGATTCTTAATATTGATACCTGTACTAAATGTTCCGTAAGATGCAACAATAATTGCATCGTTTTCTTTTTCTGTAATTTCTCTTACATGTTCTCGTTGTTGAGCGTCTATTCCACCATGAACATAAAATACTTTGCGCTTTCCCTTCACAGAATTATTTATTAATTCGTAAAGTGGTTGACCATGTGATTCAACTCGACTAAAAAGAATAAGACTATTACCCTTCAGATCTAATACTAGATTCTTAATAAAGTTATTTCTTTTGTTATGACCGATGATATATTGTATTTCATCTTCATAAGTTTCAAACTCATGTGAATCATGTTTCATTAGTAGAACATGTATCTGTAATTGAGACAAATGTCCTTTATCAATGAGTTCTTTTGTTTGAGTAACTTTATATGATGGACCAAACAACCCCTCTAACACCCACTTATGGGTCTGTGTGCCGTCTAATGTTCCTGTGAATCCAAATCTATACTTTGCACTATCAATCTTTGTCATGATGCTAACAAGAGACTTAGACTTGAATAAGTGTGCTTCATCTCCAATGATGACTCCAAAGTCTTTAAAGAATGCTCTGGGTAATTTGTAGATAGATTGCCAAGTAGTAATCGTTACAGGATATTGATTCGTCTTCTCCCTACCCGAATATATCTTGTGGCAATAGTCCTCAGCATTCCATCCATAGTCTTCAAAATCCTTAAACATCTGTTCTACCAGAGAAGTAGTAGGAACAACTAAAAGAATCTTATGGTCTTTCTCTGCAAAGTATCTCACCACAGAATAAATCATCAATGACTTACCCGAAGCAGTTGGTGATATTAACAGTTTACGATTAAATCTAAGTGCATCATATACGGCATCAATCTGATAGTCTCTAGGTTTGAACCTAGCAATACGAGTCATGTATTCTTTGACTCCTTCTTTTGAAATCATTTTATTGACTTCAAATGGAGGACCATAGAATTTGTTATCTTCAAACTCTACTTTATAATCATAGTTCTTTGCCCATGCCATAATCTTATCAAGTAGTCCGACATAGATCTCTCCAGTATGAGAACTAAACAAACGTATCTTTCCATCCCAATACTTACTACGGTATTGAGGCATAAACTTTGCACCGGGAACGTCAAATGTAAAATGATCTGATAGTTCCTGAATAATATGAGGTTCTGCCTTTACAGTAATAAAAACCTCATTCTTTTTGCGTATAACAAGATCAGTCATCAACTATATCCTCTTATAAATTGTTGCCACTCAATTGAGTTTTTAATTTGATATGTTCGATTGTTAATTGTCTTCAGAATACTATCCAGATAGTTGCACATAATCTGATAGTAATCAATCTTACTTATAACCTTGATAAGGTCTTCGTCAGCATCCATGTACTTGTCTACATCCTGCCGTAAAACTTTATGATCAAATGGATTATCAATGTACACTTCTGGGTCTGCCTTACCCGTGTAATATTGCCATTTTTCTTTTTTGAGTTGTTTGAATTTATTCTCTTCTATTTTTTTCAGAAGAAGAATACTATTAAGGATTCTATAATATTTTGCATGAAGAGACGGAATCTTAGTTGATTCCGTATGTAACTCATCTTCATCTAATTTTGAATCTTCTTCCCATAACGATTGAATTTCATCAAGATTCATACTTTACATCATAAAACTTCTATATTATATATGGAGTATTTGAAGGTTGCTTCTGCGCTAACGTAATTGATATCTGAGTTAGTTGCGTCAAAATTAATCGTAGATAAACTTACCGGAAATACGTTCTGAAAATCAATTCTGGCAACTTCGTTAAATGCACTATTGTAGATAAACAAACTAGCATCTGAATATTCATTCAATGGATTTCTTGCATCATTGGATGGATTATACTTATCTTTCTCTTTGAGATCAGTAAATTCATCAACACTTTCTGGGAATCCAAGTGCCCTTATCCAATTATGAACTTCCAAATAATTAGTTAGATTTTCATCTACAAAGAAACTAAGACTAAAATCTTGATAAGTTAATTTATCACCTGGTACAGGAATATCTTTAAGGTAAGTTGATTGAACTGCATATCCAAGATTGATACCAGGAATTGATGTAGAGTTGGAAAAGAAATCTACTTTTGGTATTTTTGTAATTGAAAATTTAAAACCAACAGGGGAAAGATAATTCCTATTGTCGAGTTGATTACTCCAGGGTTTCATTCTCCGCCACCTCCATTTCCGCTATCTCCATTGCCATTAGAACCGTTATCACCATTAGAGTTACCATTCTTTGGTCCATTTGAATCCTCAGAATCATTATTTTTTTCTAGATATCCTCCACGACCCACATGATAACCAGACGGCATCTTCTTACATTTTTTATCAGTGAAGCAGTAGTATTTTCCAGTAGGGCATCTCTTTGTCGCTGCTTCTTCAATGAAATTATCGAAAGATCTCATTCGTCTTATTTATTTACTTGTATTTAGACAAAAAAAGGGACCCTTTTGAGGTCCCTGATGAAATGTAACGTTGCCCGAAGGCAGCGATTTACATAAGATTCTCAACACGTACACGACGGTAGTAGCGGTTTGCAGACTGCTTGAGGCGTCCAAGTCCTTGGTTGGAGACGTTACCTTCAGCGAAGGGGTTAGCAACCATACCGTAACGGGTTTTAAAACCAATTTTAGGTTGGAAGTCGTCCTGACCAACTGCACGAACCATCTGAAGAGGAACGTATGGGCAGTAGAACAGACCAGCGTCGTAAGGAGAAGAACCCTTATAACCAGCAACGAAGTACTGGGAAGCACGCAGGTTAGCAGAATAAGGATCGATGTATACACGATACTTACCTTGCAGAACACCAGCGAAGGTGTTACCGGTGTCGTCAACGTTAAGGTTAGCGTTGAGTGCGGGGGTGTAGTCAAGTACACCAGCCATGGTGAGTGCGGAAGCAACGTCTGCGGAACACAGAATCATGTTGCCCTTTCCTCTACGAGTGCGTTGGGCGATTGCGTTCGCTTCGCGCTCGATTTGGAACAGAAGTCCTTTGAACTTCTCAACAGACCAACGACCATTGGAGTCAACGTCCAGGTCAAAAGTACCAGCGGTAGCAGTGTTGGTTTGAGCACCAGGTTCTGCAGCCTTGTAGATGGTACGGATGACTTCACGGTTGATTTCAGCAAGAATCTCGGTGCTAAGGATGTTAGCAAGTTCTGCTTCAGCGTTCAGACCGTGGATTGCCTTAAGGTCTTGTGCCAGTTCCAATGAATACTCAGCTTTGAGTGCTCTGGACTTAGCGGTTACAGTGACTTTCTCGATTGAGAATGCCATCTGGTTGAACTGGTCGCCTGCACCGTCTCCAAGATCCTCAGCGTCACCAGTGTGCATACCCTGACCTACGTTGTAGGCGAGTTGATCACTAGCAGAGGAGGAAAGCAGAGCAGGGTTGGTGCCAGCTTCGTTAGTCTTCTGTGCTGCAGTACCGAAACCAACAGCAGCACCGTCAGATGCTTGAGCGGTGTAAAGACCTTGCTCCAGGTCGCCGCCATCATTCTGACCAGAGAATGCGGTATCTGCTTCATCAAACAGGGCCTCAGTGCCACTCTGATTGGTGTAGCGTGAACGCATTGCGAAGATGAGTCCAGTAGGACCGTTCATGGGTTGAACGCCAGCCAGGTCATATGCGACCAGGTTAGGCATTGAACGACGGATCAGTGAGATCAGTACGGGGTCGAAACCTGCGGTAGGACCAGCAGCAGCGGAACCGCCACCGAAACCACCTGAAGCACCTGCAGCGTTAGCAGAGTTGGTGGGTGCTTCGGAGAGGAACGAACGCTCCTCATTCATGAATTTTTCTTGGTTCTCCAGAAGAACTGCGGTAACCATTCTACGATGGGAGTCGGTGATTTTCTCAGCGCCTTCGTAGTCAAGTAATGGTGCCCACTTCTCCTGCAGTTGTTCACCGTTGAACATTTGCATTTGATTTTACCTTTTTTAAGTGTTTGGGTTTAATTTATAATGTAGTAGAAACTTACTTTCTAGTGACTCTCTGCAGAGTAGTAAGATATCCACCCATAGTTCCAGAAATATCCTGGTCTATAGTTGCTCCTTCTGCAATGTATTCAGAAGAGTCTCTTTGAGCACTGGTTGCTTTCTTGGAGGGGAAATATGCCTCTCTAAGAGTTACCAGTTTCTCACGGTAGTCGGTTTCACTATCAAACTCAACACTTTCGGCAAGAGTAGCAAGTTTCTCTTTCTGAGTGACTGCAAGTCCTTCAGAAATTTCACCCAGAATTCCATCAGATGTGGATTCTGCTAATCTCTTATTCAGAACAACATTTCTGTCGATCTGCTCATTGAGTTTTCCTTCCATTTCATCAAGTTTATTTACCATGCTCTCAAGTACATCGTATCTATCTTCAGGGATTGAAACATAATGTTCTTCAAATAGGCCCTTCAGGCCCGATAGGAATGACTCAGACATTTCTGCCTTCAGTCCTTCTTCAACTGACAGAGTGTTTTCTTCTAACCACTCTAATGAAACATACTC